GATAATTTTGGGTTAACAATTGGTCTTAGCATATAACCCTCCCTCTTTATCTATACTACAGCCTATCCACCCTGTTTGGCAAACCGCGGGCTTGTCGTGGTGAGATGCCGGTTAAGACTTGCTCTGTAGCAAGCGAAAGGGTGAGGCTTACAAATGTAGATGCCAGCGTGTATACGACTAGGTATAGCAAAGGTGTGCTTAGATTCAAGCAGGCAAGTAAGCTAACTATTAAAGCTAATAGTCCTCGCCACTTACCTAGCGGCTTGATTAAACTCTCCACAGCTGTTAAGATACACGCTGCAGCTAACCCCGCAATTATTACTATGCCCATAGATCTATTCTATTCTCTAAATACAACTCTGTCAATGTCGAAGGCTTGACCTGAGACATAAGTGGTTGGACTAAAAGTAATTCTGACAATTGCGTAGGCTGCCCCAGTTATAGAACTTACTGGGAATGAGTTTCCAATATAAGCCCAGCGATTTGTATGGGATATGGTTGCAGTCTGAGTTCTAGCAGCTGTCGTAATAACAGTATTATTATTTCCTTCAGCATCTTTTGAGTTAGTAGTCTTATTGTTAGTAAGGTTGTCTTGATATACCACAATAACATTATCGTTAATGTCATAGTAATCTACTACTAGTGAGTAGCTACCAAGTGAATCAGAGTTGACTGGTCTTACTGCAATTGAAGCATAGTATCCAGCGTCTGGATTTAAATAAATCTTTCCAGTTTTAATACCAAAAGGTATAGCAGAACTTGAACCTGCTGTTGTAACTCGGCAGTAACCTTGACCGTGAGTTACGTTATCTGCAAGCAAGGTTCCCCCAGCAATTTTTCTTACTAGGGTTGAATTAACTGCTTCCCAACCTAAAAGGCTAATCTCAAAAGAAGATGCAGGAATCTTTGCTCCAGGAAGATCCTCATATATTGCTGAGTTAATTCCTGGATTGATGCCCCAAGTAGCTCCGACAGGCATGTAGTTACCTAGCGTGTCGTACAAACGACTAATTTTTGTATCATAGTTAGAGAAGTAACTACTCTTTCCACCACCAATACTCTGCACTTTACTTGCCCAAATAGTTTTGCCAGATGTAACAGGGTTAGGAATGGCAAAGGTTGTGCCTAAAGTACTATCTAAATACTGGCTTACTACTCGACCATAGTCTGCCTGCACTCCGTCAATATGGAAATAAGTAGATGTAGACCCTGAAGTATTAGCAACAGATACCGTAAAAGGAACGGTAGTCTGTCCAGCGGTTAACTGAACTGTGGTGTGAATTCTTTTCCACCCGTCAGCTTCAGCAGCAGATATTGTAAATGTGTTAGTTCCTAAAGTATATGTAGCCTCTGCTTTACGGACATACATAGAGATAGTAAAGTCTTCTCCACCAATAGCTGCTAAGCCTAGGTGGGCGGTACCAGATAAAGAACCTGTAGAGCTATAGGTTAGCTTTCCAAAATACGTCCCAAACTTAGGTAAGAAAGATCCGTCTGAAGCAATACGGGTAAGTGTTCCGCTACCTGCAGTCCAATCTGTCGTATTAGTTTCAAATCCAGAGTTACTTACATAGTTATATAGTTCTTTTGTTTCCCATTTACAGTCTGCTGGAGCATAGTATTTTTGAGTTATTGGGTTAGAGATAACTGCTCCGCCGTCACCGGAAAAGAACGGATCTACAATAGAAGACTTCTCAAGAAGTCCTCCGTCTAACCAATAGGCATCTCCTGCTACATTGTCTGTAGAGTAAAAGCTAACTTTTACTAAAGGGTTTCCAGCATCTTTAGAAAAAGGAGGGGTAACACCCTTTGCGTATACTTGTGTAGGCACAGTAGTTGAAAGAGTAAAAGGATCGCTATCAACAGTATAAACATCTGTAGGGTAGTACTGACCGTCGACATCTGACAAAATTGATGATTGAAGTTCTCTGCTAGATTGGTTAGAAAACTCTAGACGTACCTTTACAGTTCTGGTGGCTGAACCCATCATATAAGCGCTGGCAATAATTTCTTGTCCCGGCTCTATAGCAACCCAGTCTGATATAAATCCTGTAGTGCCTGTTGCTGTAGAAATTAACTTACCTATTGTGGTTCCCTTAATAAGGGCTTCAGTCTTTATAGTGTCTTGACTTAAAGATCCGTTTAAAGCTGTCCAAGAACTTAAGCCATATTCCATTTCAGGGTTGAAGAAATAGTTTTCTTTTTCTCCAGCAACATCGACATAAATCTTACGGGCATCTTCATACATAAAACTGTGTTCTGGTGTTGAAAACTGAAACATATCAAAGTACACAAGATTAGATGTAGCTGATGCAGGCGTTACTGTAAGTGTTACTTTAGCAAATTTAGCGTTTAAAGGAGAGAGCTTTCCATTTCTTCCAGAGTCTGAAAGGCTGGTAAACTCAGCAAAAGAAGTAGTTGTTGTAAGAGATGTCCCTGCAGAAGTAGTTCCAAGTGAAGTTCCAAATTGATCGTACCAAGTAATAGTTGCTGAAACGGTTGTTGCTACCGCAGTACGTCTAGCGTGCCCAGAAAAAACATACCGGGTATTTCCATCTATAGGGATTCCATTAGTTTTAATATCAAGGCCTGTAGCAGGCAAAGACATAATGATTGGGGTAGTAGATGCGGTTGCTAGTCTTCCTACTCCTAAAGCTTTTACGGGGTTTAAGGTATCGGTAAACGGTGTGGGGGCAGAGATACCGGCTGCACTGTATGTAGTTGACGAAAGTGTTCCGCTAGAAACACCCCAACGCCCAACTGATTGCTCAAAAGAAGAATCATTATAGTCAAGCATAATGTTATGGCCAAGACGATATACAGCTCCCCAGTGTGTGAGGGCTGTTGTATAAATAGTTAGGCTTTGAGACGTACCCTTATAAGAGTTAATAATATTGCCTGTAGCAGCTAAAGATCTGTTATAAATATCTCCCAAAGCAGCTTCATATTGAAGACCTAAACTTGTAGTCTTTGCATTTAGTAGCGCACTTGGAGTATAGAATGGATCTAAAGAGTTTGCTAAAATACTTCCCTGTACTCGCAAATAGTCGTACATAAAAGAAAAAACACCTAAGGTAGTTACTAAGCTGTTAGTATTATAAGTTGAAAGTCCTTCTCCGATACCATCAACTTCGTTAAGCCATGCTTTAGGGAGCCAGCTAGCAATCTTGGCTAAAGAAGCTGTTTCTCCTACCAGTACCGCATAAGATGTGCCGCAAAATTTCCACCCTGAACCATTAAATAACCAGATAGAATAAGAAACTTCTACGTCTTCTATATCGGTAATAACATCAGTAAAAGAAGTATTAATACTAGAGTAGTTACCTCCCGCAAGGATAGTTCCGTTATCGGGATCATCTACGCTTCCAGAATAACTTTTAACTAAAGCCCAGTGTGTAGGTGCTGGGTCATTAGGGTCAGGTACAATTGGGTCCCAAACAACTCTAATTGTTTGATAGTCTGTTGAAGTTGCAAAAATGTTTGATTGATAGTAAACACTAACTACCGAAGTTACGCCGTAGCGTACTCCAGAACCATACTTTCTAGTACCATATTTTGCCATTTATTAAATTCCGCCAGAAACTGTAGTTACCAAACTAGTAGACAGAAGGTATGGAATCTCATTTGCTGCTAAAGAGATAGTACCTACTGATCCAGAAGCATCTTTAGAAAGCTGAGTTACGGTAGCTGAAACTACCCCAGGAAGATTTTGAATAGCAGATGTAATTGCAGAAAGAGGAATTGTTCTACCAAAGGTATTATTATCATAGTAGAACAAACCTGTTTCACCTAACATTGCCTGGTAAATAGCTAGTTTTACATCTGAATTTTTCCAAGCAGAGTCTGCAACAACAGTAGCTGATAAATAAATTGGAACGTAAGTTGGGGGTAGCACGCTTAAAGTTGTCCCCGCTAAAATTTTATCTGACATGTAGCTTGCAACATCAAAAGAAAGATTAGTCCACGCAGATGTAGGCGTCAAAGAAATTGCTAGCCCACCAACAACGTACGCTGTTGTTACTGTACTTGCTACGGTAAACGTTACAGTAGATGGTACTGACGTAATAACAGCTCCCTGAAGGTTGTAGGCTACAGGATCAACACCAGAAATATTTACAGTATTGCCTACTGCAAATCCATGGTCTACGTCTGTAGCAAACGTTACTGCCGTGCCGGTTGTAGAAATACCAATGATATTTGCTTGAGGATATCCCGTAGCTGCTTGTCCGTCATTTAATGGCTGAATATACAAATTAACGTTGGTATATACACTAGACGCTGCACTAGATTTACCCACACCTTCAGCAAGATTTGCTAAGTAAGAAAAGTCTTCTAAGGTTACAGCTCGGCGTCTTGTAGAAACCGCAGCTTTAATTTTATTTTTAATGTTTGCTGTAGTGTCTCCATCAGAACCGCCTGATGCAGGTGCGCTATTAGACACCGTAAAGTAAGAAGTAACTTGTGGGTCTAAATTACCCGGAAAAAATGTAAGTTCTGTAATAGAAAGAGATTTAATATTTCCTGCAGACCCAACGCTTACCTTATATGTTGCACTTATAAGCTGGCCGCTTGGAGGAATAGAGCCGTTTACATTGTCACCAAATACAACGTTAATTGTTCCGTCGTCATTTGGAGTTGTAGTAAATACTCTATCGCCAGGTCCCGACTCAAAAAGATTATCTACATACGTCCAGTTACCAAAAGCAACTCCTTGGCCAACATATACAGTAATAGAGCTATTTACAATGCCTGTTTCAGGAATTGTAAAAGATTGAGTAGCTCTACCGTCTGACGTACCTAAGTTAGCTGGCAAAGCAATATTAAATGTGCTATCAATTAGATCTGGTTTATCAGTATTTACTGTCTTTCCTTCTTGGCACGGAAGAGTAATTGACGCTCCAGGAACAATTGCTGTAGCTGAAGTTGTTGTTTCAAAATATACTTCAGAGTATTCACCAAAAGAAAGGGGAGCTATAACTTGAGTTCCAGTTGGTATGTCAAGTGTGTTATTACTAATGTTAGTAAAGGTTACATTTACTGTAGCTGGAGTTGGACCTGAGATTACATAATCGTACAGCTTAGCAAAAGACAATAAAGTTTTACGCTGGATAGCTGTGTCAATAGTAGTTTCGTTTGCAATACGGTCTAAGTAGTGAGACATAATGTCTCCCATATATGCAAACGTTTCTACTAGCACGTTTCCTAGATCAGAATAGTCAGTAGGGTCCCAAGTAGTATTGGTACGCTCTTTGATTAAGTCAACTAAGTCTGCTTTTAATGCAGCAAAATCTCTAGATGTATAGTCAATTTGCATTATCTTAATACTCCTCTGTCGTAGTTCCGTCGTAGTTAATTGTTGCAGTATTAATTGTTAAGGATGTAAGTGTATCATCTGGAAGCTTTAAAGACACAATGACGTTTTCAGTGCCGTCTATATTTTCCCCAGCAAAGTCTACTGAGGTTACGGTTACCTGAGGGACCCACCTTGATACGGCTTCAGATATGGCAATAGGGATTGCAATTCTGGCGTCCCTATTGTTTTCAAATAGGGTCCTGCTCCAGTCAACTCCGTAGGTTGGCTGCATTGGGCGTTGACCAACGTAAAACGATAATAGGGTTAAAACTTTATCTACATAGATTTTGGCAGGAGACTCTGTAGATTGAACTACTCCGGAAGGGCTTATAGTATAAGGAAAGCTAATTGCTCTGTTCATGCTTGTACTCCTATCCATACTGGGTAATCAGGATCCCCAGCGATAAACATAACCCATACTAATTGGTTTACAGCCGGAAAAGTTCTATAAAATGGGTGTTCAGGTTTTGCTAGATCAGGATGCGTAGATTGTGTCTGCGTAGCAGTAGTACCTGGGGCACTAAGTCCGCTAGCGGCAGTATATCTGCTAACCTCTAAAGTGTCTGTAGTAGCGGTAGGAGAAGACACCACAACATTTTTATTTACGATTTTTTTAATAGTAGTGTGGGGATGGTTTAATTGACCCCCACCGCTTTTAGCAACAACAGTCAACGCAGGAACTGTACCGCCACCGCCTCCGCTAACAGTAGCTGCAGTTGTTGTAAGTAATGCTGCAATTTGTGCGGCAGTATGGGGTTGATGATCTGGGTGATAAGAAGAAGACGTGATGGGTAAGCATGCCGGAGCCCAGTTATGGGACTCAACTCCTGTAGGTCCATGAACTAAAACTTGAATTCTATTCTGCTTTAATGGGTCGTTAACCCCAGTAACTTGCCCAGAATAGATACCGTAAAAACGAGGGCGACCTTGTGGGTCCATCATATACTCAGAAGCGTTGCTCACTTTAATACCCTTCCACTACTAGTAGCTACCCATTGTACCGTCTTTTTTATTCCGGCTATGTTTGGGGCTTGGTCTTTGAAAGGAGTTGCCCCAGCAATTTTTGGCACAGCAACCTTAGAGGTATTTTGAACTGCTGTTTTGGAAGTGACTCCGTATTTAGGGTTTACAGTGGAAGCATTAGGAGAAAGGTTATACTCGTTAAGCTTAGCAGGAGCTACGGTAAGAGACTGATTAGCAAAATCGCTTTGCACATCTCTAGTGTCAGCCCTAGTTTTAGCTTTTGAGTCTGTCTCCCCTATTACGTCCGTACCTACTTCAATTTTCATTAAGTACTTTGCTACACGTCCACCAAAGACATGCTCTACAGAAAGAACAGTCCAATATCCAGACATACCATTTGGAAGACCATCTAGGTAAATAGGGTCATAAGGACGAAGAGTTGCATGGCCTACAATAGTTACCTTTGCCCTATGTTGATACTTTTTAGTATCACTAAATGCTTTCGCTATCTGTTTTGAGTTAGTTAAGTCTTTAATAACTTCATGAGGATAGTGAGTTTTAAAAAACGCTGTTTGCGTTCCGTCAGATTTATTAGTTGAAAAGTTACTCATTATCTGTCCAATTTTTTAGCAAAGTAGCTCTTACTTGGGATAACTACGCCAGCATTTCCTGAAACCGGTGCCTTATGGGTGTGCGTAGCTTTAACCGCTGCTCCGGTATGGGTGTTAACGCCGCTTATAACTCTATCTATACGCACTGAATTTTCTGGTGATTGGTCAGAAATTATTGGTTCAAACGCAAGAATAGTGCCGGTCATACGAAGAGACGCTGGAATAACACCGCCAACTTCATCGTCAACGTAGTTAAAGTACGGTGCAGAATTTTTTTGGCTTTGATAGATCTTATCTTTAGATACAAAAATTATAGTTGTATTTTCAGTACGTAAAGCAAACCCGTTTTGTTTAGCTAAGCTTCTACACAGCTGCCAGTCACTTTGCCCAGACTGAGATATTTGAGCACGAACTCTTGGGTCTCTTTGAGTAACAGCTTCTAGGCTA